CCGGGATTTAATCTGCTAACGCTGGTAGTGAATAACGTCCCGTTTAAGGACGGGGTACAGGTCCACGAAACATCAGATCAGATCGTTGCCTGATTGCTCCGTACACCAGATTTGACAATAACTCAATTCGTCACCAACGATCGCCGAAAGTCATGCGTTCGCCACTCCAGAATATCAATTTTATCCCTTAACTTTTTCATATAGAGATTTGCTGACGAACGGTCAATTGCTTTGTCCAGTTCCTGACCTGGAAAGAGAATGTCATTCCCAGAATTGAGTAGCCTTTCAATATATGGCTTCACCTGGTCGAACACAGGCCGACGAATAATATTGCCCATCTTTGAATGCTCTGCTGGGGTAGTCCAGATCAGATCATCCATATTGAACTCACTGGCAGTAGCAAGGCGCAGCTCTGATAATCTGGCACCCCATAGCAACAATAATTGATGAAGAACTTTGTTAGAACTGGCGATCTTGTTGTTCTCCAGCGCTAGCCATATTTTAGCCAGTTCGGTATAGGTGAGAACCCGGCTTCCAACATCAGGCTTCTTGCCAATGGTCTTAACACTAAGCTTCAAAACCTCACATGATGGGATCAACTGCCTACTGATGCACCAGTTCATCACAGAACGTAGTTGAAGCAAGAGCACCCTGGCCTTTTTGCCGTTTTTCTTTTCCTGCTTATCGAAGAACCTCACCCACGCAGATACTGGAATATTGACTACTGGCGCGTCCGGGAATTCTGTGTACATGGTGTTGTACACAACCGACTTGTAAAGCGTCTGTGTATTGGGTTTGAGCGTTTCAACATATTTACTCCACCATTGATCCAGACACTCTTTAAGAGTTAATTCGCCATCTTCCTTTGCAAAATAATTTTTAGGGTTTAGCCCCTTGAGGTACAATTCGCGCATCTCGCCGACCACAACGCGAGCATCTTTAAGAGACGTTGCTGGGTACCGCCCAACAGAAAGGCGTACTGGCTTACCGTTCCAGCGATAGCGAAACTGGAATGTAATCGTTCCGGTTGGGGTAATGCGTACACTGAGCCCGTCACCATCTGTGACTTCGGGCACGCCGCTGTAAGGTTTAGCGTTGATGCTGCGCAGTTTGGTATCACTGAGGGCCACGGCTCTATATCCTGTACACACTGAGTTTCAGCATTCTGTACTCAATATGTACGCAATGGCAAGTGAACGAAGTGATTTTCTAAGCGGATAGATAATAACGAACAGGAAATAAAAGAGATGAAATGCTTGATGGTGAGTGGGCTGATAGGATAACATGCAACACAAGATGAACACTTAAAAATCAGCAAATTCAATGTTCCCTTAGTTAAATGGATATAACGAGCCCCTCCTAAGGGCTAGTTGCAGGTTCGATTCCTGCAGGGAACGCCATATTCAGGTTACCAACCATTTCCCCCCATTACCAAAACCACTGATATCAAGCTAACAAAATCAATTTTACGTTACCCAGCATTACCCGACACGCATTGACTACACCGAACTTTTGCGGGCATATTGCGGGCATAGTTAAAATAACCGCAGGTTTATGCCCACATGCTAACCGTAAAGCAGATAGAGGCCGCAAAGCCATCTGATAAATCTTACCGACTGGCCGACTCTGGCGGTTTGTTCCTGTTCATCCCTCCATCAGGGAAAAAAGTATGGAGGATGCGGTACAGGTTTGAAGGGAAGGAAAAAACCCTTGTGATAGGTCCCTACCCCTCAATCTCGCTGACCGAGGCCAGGGCAAAGCAATCAGATGCAAAGCTGCAGCTCCTCGGCGGCGTAGACCCTGCAGAGAAAAAGCAGTCAGCAAAGAGAAAAGAAAAAGAGTCTAATGCTGATTCATTTGGTGAAATATTCAATGAGTGGCACACGCACAAGTCAAAGGTGTGGTCCAAGAAGTACGCACAAGAAATTAGGAATATGTTCGATGACGACATATTGCCAATTATTGGGGCGATGAGGATGCAAGAGATAGAGCCAATGGTCCTTTTAAAGGTCATTAGACTTTATGAAGACCGAGGCGCAATGGAAAGGGCAGGCAAGGCCAGAAGAAGATGTGGAGAGGTGTTCAGGTACGCAATTGTCACCGGCAGGGCAAAATACAACCCAGCACCAGATTTGGCCGACGCAATGAAGGGGTACAGGAAAAAGAACTTCCCTTTCCTGCCTATCACAAGGATACACGAGTTCCATAGGGCACTTGATGGCTATGGAGGGAGCGTGATCTCTAAGTTTGCGGCCCAGACACTTCACTATACAGCATTGAGAACCAAGGAACTCAGGTCAATGGCATGGGAAAATGTCGACTTTGAAAACCGGATTATCACAATAGATCCTGAGGTAATGAAGTCGCGCAGAATTCATATAGTCCCTATGTCCGATCAGGTCGTTGATATTCTTCTGCTGCTAAAGAAGATAACCGGTTCATATAAGTTGTGTTTTGTTGGCAGGACAAATACCAATAAATCTATCAGCGAGAACACCATCCTTGGTGTCATTCGCCGCGTTGGTTACGAAGGACAGACTTCTGGTCACGGATTCCGTCACCAGTTCAGCACGGTGCTAAACGAGAAGCACTGGAACAAGGACGCAATAGAGGCCCAATTAGCTCACATATCTGGAGGCGGAACTCGCGCCGTCTACAACCATGCCGCATATCTTGAAACTCGCACAGAGATGATGCAGTGGTGGGCTGACTGGATTGATGGGAAGTCGTGATAATTAGCGCAAGCCGAATCGACACCATCCGTGGCTTGAGTTGTTTTGCGCTAATTTTTTGCCCCATGAGTGCCACACCTGGTTCATCCTCATACCTTCCCCCCCGGAGGGAACACTGTTAAGTGCTCCGAGGGTAAGGCTCTCAAGCGGTCGTAATCCCGACTAAGTGACAACGTGCAGCTATTTGATGACAGAACAAAAACTGACATTTAAACTAAGATACCTTTAACTTTTTAATTAAAACGGTGTTACTTTGAAGCATATATCATCATTGGACGGCGCTAGAGGGCTAGCTGTAATTCTGGTTATGTTATTCCACCTTCACATTCCAGGGCTGGCTCTTGGATGGGCTGGCGTTCCACTTTTCTTTTGCCTTTCAGGTTTTTTGATTACTGGAATTTTAATTAGTAACAAAAACAAACCATTTTCAGAGTACATTGGGAATTTTCTATTGAATAGATCGCTTAGAATATTTCCTCTTTTCTATGCCTACCTTATTGTAAACTTCTTAATGCTTCTTATTTTAGGTAAAAGTACCGATGGTTACATATGGTTCGCTTTATACCTTCAAAACTACATAATAGGATTAACCGGGGAAACTCCTGGGCTTCTTGGTCATACATGGTCTCTAGCCATAGAGGAGCAGTTTTATTGGCTATGGCCGATTGCAATTTTTTTCATCAAAGATAAATTTTACACAAAAACTTTCGTGTCTCTTATAGTAATATCAATGTTATCAAGGATCGTAATATACAATCTAACAAACCATTCTCCATACATGATTAATGTTACGCTGATAAGCTGTGTTGACATGCTGGTACTTGGTTCATTTTTCGCAAAAATAAAAGATGAAAAAAACGCCGGAAAAATATCAATCGTCATGGCTGCGTTCGGCATTATCACTACTTTTTACGCAATTCACTCAGTTGGTTATTCGTCATTCTGGTCACCTGAAGAGTGGGCTGGAAAATGTTGGTATCTTTTCACAGCTTTAGGAATGACATTTAGCCCATTGATTTACTTACTATATAAACTTGACAAGTGTGGGAAAGATATTTTTCTAACTAAGTTATTCACCAGCAAGGCATTAGTTTATACAGGAAAAATAAGCTATGGTTTGTATATGTGGCATATATTATGTTTTTATGCTGTAGACATGATCTTTGACAAGATGGGAATGCAAAAATCAGGATTTATATGGGCCACTACATCATTGATGTTGGCGTTTGTTGTATCGACAATATCATTCTATGCCTTTGAAATTCATTTTCTGAATTTAAAAAACAAAAGAAAATATTCACAATCTGTTTCATAAATAAGGGCGGGGTAATCCCGCCCTTTCCTTCATCGTTCAGCTACACACCTGAACGGTACCGGTCAGCGTGTAAATGCCGCCTGAACTGGTGAACGCACCGATCTCTAGACGAATAAATCCCCCAGCGTTTCTAATTATAATACCCATGGATGAATTAGGGTCTGCGCGATTTACATTCACACCATATATATCACCATATAACTTAACATCTCCTGTACTGCTTGTCAGAATCAAATTAAATTTTGCAAATGTTGTATCCCTGTAAACAATTTTTGTATCCAGCAGCACGGTTACATCTGTGTTTCCTGGGGCAAATGCTTGGTGAGTACAAAATGCAACCTGATTAGGGTAGGTTCTACCTGTATCACCTGAAAAATGAAGAGGGATAACACCAGATGTTGATATGTTTTTAGATAAAATGTCCCCGACAGACACACCGGATCTATGGGAGATCAATGATACATTACTATTTGACCCTGAAATTATATTAGATGGTATTGTAGTTGATCCATCAATGACTTGAGGTAAGTGAAATTCCATAACCGTCCCAGGGTTAGATAGGTCAACTAACCCTCTATATGTAAATCCATTATCTTCAACACCTACATTTACAATGTCATTTGATTCATGCCATATACCTCGAACAATGCCGCTGCCAGAACCCTGAAAAATAACATCTGTGAAATTAATGTAATTGGATATCCACTCAGCATTAATATATGTTGAATGTAAAAATGAGAACAGAGTTCCACGGATTGCCTCAAAGTAGTTATTATCCCACTTCATTCCATGATACTCACCATCAAAGGAGAATCCGCGACTACCCCCCTCAAATGTACAGTTAGACCATGATAGTGCCGCCCCACCATCAGTGAAAGAGTAAGCCCATTCAACAGTAGTTGTTACTCTTTTAAATTCTATGGCATTTGACGACTTGCCAAAAGAAAAGAAAGGAACTGATACTTCTGTTCCTCCTGATGCATAAATGTCCTCATACACTGAATAGAACATATTCCTACCATCAACACCCTGTCGGCAGTTGCTGAATTTGATATTTTTCAACCAGCAACCTTTCAGGAAGTCATTAGCTCTCAGGAATGTATATGCATCAACAACATAAACATTATTAAACGTCGAGTTCCAAACAATTTTTGTTTCATCGGGAGCCGAAATGTTACTTACTAGTAAGTCCCCTTCCAGCGTGGCCGTCTCAAAAGTAGGAAGCGTTGAGCCTGACCTGAACCCCTTTATTGTTGCCCAGCGGAAATCCATTTGTGTATTCGAGGCGAATAAAACGGTGCCTTTTATGAGATAGGTTTTCCCAAAGCTGCCGAGGATAGTGCCACCACCCCGCTTCGCAATATCAAGTGTTGCGGCATTAAATCCTGCTGTATCATCGTTAACGCCATCACCTACGACCCCAGGGTAATCGTCAAAGAAGACAAGGTGATTGATTTTATTCTTTGCAGTGTTTAAAGAATCGAGTTCTGTCTGGAGATTGTTCCCTGATGCAGTGCCTACAATCGAAGCGCCGCCGTTAGATGCTAGCTCTGTTCTTAACTGGTCAGGGTCATATTTTAGCACGTTTGGGTAATAGAACTGCTGCACTCCATACGCGTCATATACCGCCATTGAATGACCTTGCACAGTGACAAATTTTGCAATCTGTCCGTTGTATACCGGAAACCCCCCGGCGTTTATAGCGATAGGCTGGGATACCGGCACATGAGATCCATCCTCATTTTCTAGGTATATCTGTATTTGGTTTGATGGGATGGTTGGGTCTGTATCGATTTTACCGATGTAGATTTTGCCATTTGAAACAGCTTTAAAGGAGCGAGCAAGGGTAAAGAGCTGCGAAGGCATGCTTATTACAACATTGGCGGTGATATCTGACATTTATTGTGCTCCGGGCGCAGCAAATCCACACAGGTTAAACTTGCGTAGCTTTGCTATAATTATGTTAATTGTGTTGAATATGAATTCAGGAGATTAAAATGATTACTCTGGTGTACATCGGTTTCATCGTATTCACAGTTGCCGCGATAATAGCTATAGGAACAATTGGTACATTAGTTGAAGGACTAAGAAAAATTAGCAACGCAAATGAAGAAGCCATATCCAAACTTCAGGATGAGGTTTTTTATATGAAAATAGAAATTGAAAAATTAAGATCCGAAAGCGTATCAGAAAATAATTACTCTCGCGCCGCCTGAGGAGCTATGACTGGTCTAGCTATGTTTGCTGCGTTGTTTAACGCTCGCTCATATGCTGGAGTTCCCGGCTTAGTGTTAGCAAGCCTCAGCAATGCGTTTCTTACCGGTTTCGACTCATAGACTCGCATAGCTAATCCATACCCAGACTCTGCCGCCAAAGATGCGCCACTAGAAGCAACCCCCGAGCCGAGCCTCAAAGGGTTGGCAAGCGCTTGACCAGTTTGCGTAACAACATTTGCTGAGTCAGCACGAGAGGTCTCTCTGAGAACATTATGTAAAGCATCTAGCTCCTTCATATGCCTTCCACTGAATATGGTGTTGTATATCTCGCCTCCTGACTGACGTTTTAACTTGTTTACCTCAGTAATGAACTTAGCAGGTGAGCCGCCCGTTTTTTCCGATATACGGCTAATGTATGCTGCTCTCATGGCATCCTTACCTTTATCATCAAGCGCAGGCCAGATACGTTTGATATCTGATGCATTGCGGCTATACACGACGCTATTGATAAGTTCAGGTGTTGCCTGATTTGTCGCGCTGTTCAAGTTGGTGGCAATCTTCTTGTTCAACACCTTGTTGTAGATATTCGAATAATCTGAGTTAGCCTTGATGTAGTTAGCTGCCTCTTGTGGGCCGAGGCTTTTACCGACAGCACCGCGCAAGTCTCTCGTCATCGCATTCTCAATGCGGTTTGTGATCGCCTTTGCCTGGTCAGGAAATACCATTGCATCCCCCTGAACATTAGACCGGAAAGCCGTCCTGTGCTGTTTTAACAGATCGAAGTCAATGTTTGGATTTGAGAGCTCTGACTTTAAGTTTTCCAGCGTGGAAACAAGGTTTTTATCTGCGGAAGTACCAAGGCGATTAAGTTTAGCCAGGCTGTCATCAATCGCGGTCACTGCATTGGAGGTTTCAACTGGTGTTGTACCCATCTTTTGTGTGATGCCATCCAGTGCTTTACCCGCTACATCCCTGCGCCCTTTTAGATTATTTGTTAGCGATTTGACCACATCGTCAGGGTTGTACTCTCCAAATTTATCGAGGTAATTAGATACAGCCTTGCTTCTTGCTGCCTGCTGAGCCTCTCGCTGCGCTCCGGTTCCTAGCAATGCCCCTTCACCACCCTGAACGAGCCCCTTACCAAAAGCACCAAGATTGTTCACAGGTACAGCTACATCAGATGTCATCGGTGTAATGCCAAGTGACTCGGCATTCGCTATAGTCTGTGCGGCTTCTGGGGCAATTGAGCCTTTAAAAGCTGTAATGCCACGACCAATTCCTTTTGCTGCAGCAGATAAAGCCCCCTGAGCACCAAGGTTTATTGCTGCATTCTGAGCCACATTTCCAGCAAAATCACCCTGCTGATTCGTTGCATCAGAAATGGATCCAGCAATCATATTGCCTGCCACTCCAAGCCCTGGCGTTAGATAATTCCCGATGGACTCCCCTGCCTGAGCATATGGGTCAGTTGGGCGATCTACCGGGCGATAAACATCATCGAGAACCTTTGGCCCGCCAAGACCCTGACTGATGGCATTAATTAAACTAGCGCCACCTTGTAAAGCGTCAAACGGGATATTTATCAGACCTCGACCAGCCTGCTCGGCAGCATTGCCAAGGTCAGACAGGAATCCTCCCTGCTGCTGTGGAGCTGCCTGAGATTCCGGTGCCTGTTGCTGCTGTGGTGCCTCCTGAGAGCCTACAGAAGAAGGGTATGCAGAGTAGAATGCATCACGAGCAGCAGCCCAATCGTCGCCACTAACTTTTGGTGCTACCACGGTATCAAAGTATTCCGCTTGCGCCTCCGCTTGCTGCTGAGGATTGAGAGCCTGAAATTTCTGAGAGGCGATCACATCTTTCCATGCCTTTGCCATTAATCACCCCATAGAGAAGAATATCCGCTTGCCTGTTGAGGCTGAGAGGTTTGCTGCGTCGGCTGACTCTGTTTACCGCCGCCGATGTTTACGTTGTACTGTTGGTTGTAGTTATCGGTGTATTCCTGGATGCCTCTCATCGACTCCTTCAGTGACTCTGGGCTTGAGTAGTCCACCTGAGGCATACTTTGGAAGTACATTTTTGCTTCTGCAACCGTATTGATACCACTTGCCCCCATGTCACGCGCTGCCGCAACACCCTGGTTTTGCATGCGTCCCTGAACGCGCTGGGCGGCGTTGTAAAGCTGTCGCTGGTCACCGCCTTTTGCTCGACTCCGAACATCAGCAAACTTTGCTGCCTCTCCCGTTCCGCCCGTCACGCCTGTCATGAAATCGAGATTTTCTGAATCAGAATTGATAATCGAATCTAAATCTTTCTTCATTGCATAGTTTGTTGCAGTGGCCGCAGACGTTGGCGGTGCTGCTATTGCACTGGCAGGAACGCGGACCATATTTCCAGCATCATCCTTACCTTCGTAAAAGGCGCTGGCTCCGGCACCATGCAACTTACCTGATACGGTTACAGTTCTGCCGTCTGCTAACTGCACAGTGTTATCGCCTCCAGTGTCTGGTCGACCACGAACACGGAGGTATGTTTGTTGCTGTTCAGGTGAAAGGCTGTTGAAGTATTGATACTCACGAACAGATGCTGGAGTAGCGCCTCCTGCAGATCGCATCGAGTTCTGGGCGCTAATGTCTTGCCCGCGGCGAGCAGTTGAGGCACTAATGTCTTGGCCGCGCATCTGAATCGACTCTCCTGCCTTATTACTGCGAGTAGTTTCGTCTAACTGCTGCTGCTTCTGCTGCACATCAAACTGCTTATCAACCGGCATTGTTGCCATGCGAGTTGCATTCAGAAGGCTATTGAACTGCTGCGGGCTTTGCTGGAATAGCTGAGATGCCTGATCAGGTGAAACTCCAAGGCTTGCCAAAGCTGGTGCGTTCTGTTGAATTGCGGCCTGAACTTGGGAGGCGTCACCTGATGAGGCGGCAACGGAGAGCTTGTTTAGCGCCCGGTTAACAAAGGCGGCATGCTCAGAGCCCTGAATGCCAATTTCTTGCTGAATATTTTGAGCAAACTCTGGGAACTGTCGGCGCAATGCTGGAAGCTGATCAGGTGTCGCGGAAGATATGGCATTGTAAAATGCGTCACGACGCTGATTTTCCTGCATCGCCTGTTGGTTTTGCATCTGCTGACCAACTAATTGCTGCTGGCCCAGCATGTTTTGTGTCTCAAGGAGAGCTTCCCTACGAAAATCAGGAATCATGTCATAGTAATTAATGGGGGCACCGAGACCCTGCAAACCCTGAAAAGATGCCATCAGAACATACCTCCACCCATCATGCCGCCGAACATGCCCGTGAATTGATTGACGTCCCTTGATGCGCCGTTGTTAATGCTGCTATTCGCACTTGCTGCAACCTGCCACGGTAGCGCAGCTTTACCTGCCTGAATCTGTCCCTTCTGCTGATACATTCCAGCCATTGTGTTGCCTTGCCCAACGGCATAGTTGCCCAATGCATTGGCGCTTTCAGCCCCCATGCCAGCAAGCCCCATAAGCTGGGCGTACATGTTCTGCTGCTGGTTTGTCATGTCAGCAAGATAATTTTGACCCAACATTGGAGCAATTGACGCTAGCATATTGCCGGTCGATGTTGACCCCAGACCACCGGTAGCCTCAGCAGAATTGAGCCCCTGATATCTGGCTTGATTGGCAAGCATGTTGAACTCATTGCTATTGAAGTACTGATTTAACAATGCTTCACGGTCGATCGGTTTTCCGGCAAGGCCCTGTAACCCTGCTAATGCAGACTGTCCGGCCTGTTCATAAGGGGAAAGCCAGTCAACAGCCTGTCCGTACCCCTGCCGAACCTGATCCATGGCCCGGTCTTGGTATTTATTCTGCTGCGTGGCCGCTTTACTTGCTCCGATACCGCCGAGAACACCAGAAACAGCCCCGCCGATACCACTAATTGCACCGCCCATGATATTCTCCCGGCTCGCGCCACATAATAAAAAAGGCGCTTTCGCGCCCGTCAGTTGTTGTTAATGTCTGTATTGTTCGGTCGCCGAAACCCATGCGTCTGGCGTAATTGCAAACCTTTGGTCTGTCTGTGATTATCACCGCTCTCAATCTATGCATGCCAAATAGCTTGAGTATCTCCGCGCCAGCTAGACGGCACTCTTTCCATCGCTTACGATCCATTGCAATATGTATATCGAGGAAATAGCCCTGATTCACGAGAGCGAAAACACAGCATCCATTCCACAGAAAATATTCGGCACCAGGATCAACCCAACTATCGACACCCCACATCCTCATCAACTGTGAACCAGTAATTTCATCGATGATCATCATGAATCTATCAACCCATGCCCAGAGGATGCCCCCAATGCGTTCTGTAGCGCTACGACTAACCTGCGTACTTCCTGCAGTCCTGAAGCAATGGTCTGCACTTCTGATTGTGAATAAGATGAGCCAACAGTGTATGAAGCACTTCCGTTAATTCCCGCCTTTGATGCTGTCCCCGTAGACGCAGTCCAACCTGTATTACGAGTGCCAACAACCTTAACGCCACCAACTGAATACGAGGTTGTTACGCTTAATGGAGATGCTAGGGACTGCGATGCGGTTGCAGATTTAGAAACATAATCGCCCTGAATTGAGGTGATATTGTTTTCTGCCGCAGTTACTCGAGACGTCAGTCCGGAAACACTAGTCTGCAGAGTTGTTATATTTCCTTCTGCAGTCGTTACGCGAACAGTAAGTGCAGCGATTGCTGCTGTATTTCCTGTTATCCGTACTTCATGGTCATCAACTTCGACACGAAGCGCAGAAATCCTGCTTTCATGATCGGCAAGAATCACATCCTGCTCTTCGTTCTTTATGGTTGCCTGATACGCAAGGTCGTTAGCATTGTTTGATGCATCAGCAAGGTTTTTCAGGTCGGTTGTTTGCTGAATTACATACAGTCGGTAAGGTAGAGAGAAGCCAGGTGGGAGAATTGTTGCATCTATCCTTGACGCCTGAACTTTTACTTTTTGCGGTTCATCTGCCATTATTCAATCCTCACCTGACAACCTGATAGCGTGACTGGTGAACTGGTTACAATGCGCACCTTGAAGCCGATATTCTTGCGTATGCGGCCAAGCCGCCGCCATAGGGCTCTTCGGTCATAAACAAAAGGCGCGTTCCATGGAATCATCTGCTCTCGCCCGAAGTTGATGCCGTCTGCAGTAGCGGAGATAAACATCCTCTCAGCTATCTGCTCGACACCAGTCGATGACTCCAGCTCAAAATCAAACACCCTGGCGTTATCTGCTTTGAATAGCGGGGTAAATAACAAATGCTCCTGATGCTGGCCGTACTGACTTGAAATGTTTGTCTTCAGCGTACCAACCTGCCCAGATAGCTTATCTCCGCAGCTGATTGAGTTCCCTTCATAGCAGAAATCAATTCCACGATAGACATCATCACCTAACCCGGTTTTTAGGATTGACCACTGAGCGCCACCTTCGGTGACCGAGCCGTCGAAAACCAATACGTGTTTTGGGAGGTGGATTAGCAGAAGCTCGTGCGACTCAAATCGCGTCGTTTCCATCACTCCAGAAGCGAGCTCTTCAGCAGAATAACTCTGCAGAATCTTCTCTACAGTTGCCGTGGCAATCTGTTGGGCAGCACCTGAGTTGATGATGTATACGGATGGGGCTCCGGTAGCGGGATGGCTGATGATTGCATGAGAGTCGGCAAACTTAGTTTTGCAGTATGTGCCAGCTATGCCCTTCTGAACCATCATCGATGGCTGAGACTGATAAACTGCAGCACCCACTGCTGATGTTGCTCCCGTTAGAGAGAAATACTCAATCGTTGAGGCACCGAAGCAAACAACAAAGTCCCTCCAGTTATCTATGCCGATAATGCCGTCAGGCTGGCTCTCTGCGCGATACTGAGCGCTGTATCTGTCCGGCTTTGACTCATCCTCTAAATCGCTTATGAAGAATGAATCGGTGCCGTCTTTACTCCATACATAGCGAGACCTGTTTCTGCAAAGGTCCCTTACGCTGCCGAGTTCATACTGAGTGTTTCCGCTTGAAACAGGCCAGTTCGACAATGTTTTAACTGTCCCGTCATATCTATAAAGGGTCATTGTTCCATTTGCACCTACCGCCTGACTGTTATAGCTATAAGCCAGACTTACCCTTGCGCTGCCAACAATATTTCCAATGGAGCTTTTCCCCTTATAAATCCTCCCGCCGCATACTCGATAAACAGCATTCTCATGCGTATTAAACATCGCGCCACGAGATATACCATCAGCGTCGTTACGCTTCACAATACCAGGGAAGGACCGAAGATAGCCATTAGCACCAATAACCTCTTTCGGCGTGGCCAGCATGTTAACCGGCAGATAATCAATGTAGTCAGCATTCCTGAAGTCTTTGCCGACGCCCTTCATTAGTGGAAGCTGCTGAACAGGCATTAATCTTCTCCGTTATCGCTTATTGGTTTTCGATGGAAGAAGCTCCATCCGTTGTATGTTGCCAGGCGATTGCCACTGCCGATTGGCATACGATTTGGATACCCTGACTTCACTTTGGCATTTCTGGCGCGTGATGTTGCTGAGAGCCTGATTAATCTCTCCTTCCCATAACGGGCGGTGGTTACCACCTTCGAAGATGGCTCAACAGCATAATCAGGAGCTATTCGTAAGGCGAGGTTATGGAAGACGGCACTCAACTTACCGGTTGTGAGTCCGTGGGCGTCGCCTGGGTCTGGGGCAATGTCATCATCTGAGAAAATATACCCGGCATCAATTCCATGTGTATCTTCTGTTCCTTCAAACCACTCGGCCATCATCATTTCCAGGTCGTTAACTCCATCCTCCATGGACTGAGGCTCGACATCTGTTAACGTGGCATTCGAGGCGACGCCCAACTTACGTAACGCAGCGAGAACGAGATCGCCTTTAGTCGTTAGATTCATCTGTTGCCGCCTTAGGTTTTGGCCCCGGCTTTTTACGCTCTTTCACCTCTGGCTCTGGCTCTGGCTCTGGCTCTGGCTCTGGCTCTGGCTCTGCAGAATCATTAAGCAGTTCGTCAGGATGCGAAAACCAGCCAGCATCGAGATATTCCTGTAACTCGCCGTCGCTGATGATTTCGAAATCATAGCTAACGCCTTTCCATTTCTTCGCGCTTCCGTGGCGAAATACCATCTGTGACATGTCATTCTCCAAAAGATATAGGGGCCGAAGCCCCTGCTTTTTTATGGTGCAGTCTGATTAGGAAGTCCGACACCAATCGCTTCAGGACGAACTGCGCAAGCTGCATACCACACAGCGATACGAGCCTTACCCGACAGGGTTGAGATATCCCCCTGAGTGGCGAAGATGCCATTAACGCCAACGCCAGGAATGCTGAAAGAGGATGTTTTCATGCCAGCAAAAAGCTCGTGAGTTACCGGGATTGGCTGAGACAGCAGGCGAATGGAATCATCAGCCCAGAACACGTTCGCCGTGGTGGTTGCGACGTTCAGCAGGTTGATTGGCATCGCAGCTGCCAGCGAGGTGTTTACGTTGGCATAGGCCTTCTCTTCAGCCAGCAATGCTGTGTCATCCAGCGCGATCGGCTTTGGAGTGATTTCAATGTGCGTACCATCGATTACACGAGTAACAGAGAATGTCGCGTCATCTGTCAGCACGTTCTTGGCCATTTGAGACAAGAACTTAACGCCGGTGAAGCTAATTTTGTCTCCGCGCTTCAGTCCAGTTGATGAAGAAACAGTGACGGTGGCTACGCGGTTGTCGACGTTCTCCTTGTTGCCATCGGTATCTGTGGTGTATGCCTGAGGCTTAAACTTCTGTGCGCCTGAAACGGTGATGCCAGTTGCAGTTGAAGCTACAACAGTCGGAAGTTTTGGCGAGCGTAGAACCTCATCAAATCCAGCAACCTGCCGCTGAATGGTGCCGTTGCGGTATGCCTCTTCAGGAATCTGCCCAAAGATGTCTTTGTTCACCAGATCGCGACCTGATTTACGATAGTCATCCGGGTTGAAGAAGTAGCTCAGGCCCATGTCTCGGTTTAGCTCTCGAGAGAACATCAGGCGCTCTGCATCGGATACGAAATCCCATCCATTCAGACCGGTGGTAGGCCCAATAGAGCGAGCGTCATGCACGACCAGTGAGCCCATTTCGGTAGCCTGTTTAGCGATCGCGGTTTCGATGTTATTTGCCAACTTCTTGGCAGATGCGTTGATGCGACGGCGATACGAGCGCTCATCGCGCAGGTCATCGGCACGCAGTTGGAAGAAGTCGTTATCCGGATCGCCCATGTTGCATTTAACAGACAGCTCCAGGACGCCGGTTGCTTTACCAGTTAAATCCCAGCCTGTTTGAGTCGGGGCTTCTTGCTCTACTGGCATCCAAACGGTATTGCCAGAGCGCTGCATAGACTCTGCAGGAGGGGTGTATTTGTTTACCTTGGACGCCATTGGCGTTAGGTTCTGAACGGTTTCAATGATCTCGTCCAGTGCGTAGGTGACCAGTTGGCCTTCGCTTAATGCCATTATCGATTTCCTTTATTCAATTGTGCCTTTAGCTTGCGGTATGTCTCTACATCACCTTTTGCTGCGGCTGCGTTCATCTGCTTTTCAAGAGCAGACATATTTGCCGCAACAGCTTGACCCTGTAATGGTTCATCAGGGTTAGGGGCTTCTGAAACAGGCTTGCTGCGAGGCTTGAGAGTTAAGCGTTCTGATAGTCGAGTTAATTCAATCAGCGCTGACTGACCATCCATCGCCATTAGTTGGCGAGCTTTCTCTGGATTTGCACCCAGGTGATAAACGAGCTCAGCAGATTTGCCAGGGAAAAGACGCATGATGTCGACACCCACCTGAGGTGGAACCAACTGCATGAATGCATCTTCTTTAGCCTGATAATCAGGAATATTTAGCTTTTCCGCTGAGTCGTAGTGCTTACGGGCAGCCTCGACGTATTTCGTTGATTGCTGGGTGTACTCCTGAGTTTTTTTACCCTGCTCTGCCACGGCATTGCTTCGCGCATCCATGGCCTTCATCTGCCATTCGGCATTTGCTTGCTGGAATGCAGCTGCCGCACGGTTGGTGTCATAGTCGTATTTAGCCAATGAATCATCAGAGAAGAAGTCATTAGCATTTGGCTGGATTGGTAGCTCAGGATTTACCCGTAGATTCTCCGGCAACTCTCCACGCTGTACGGCGGCCGCCTGTTGCTCAAGCTCACGCTGACGCTTGCGCTCAAGTCGACGCTGTGCAAATTGCGCATTGGTTGCCGGGTCTTGCTTGTGCTTTCCCTCATCGTCATTCAGAACAATGTCAAAGCCTGATTCCTGCACACCTTCGTCACTGGCATGTGACTCAGTATCGACTGTGGTTGCCGCCGCATTATCGACGTGCAGGGGTTGGCCCTCAGAGCCCTGAGTTTCGGTGGTATCAAACATGATTAGCTCTCTCTTATTGAGGATTCTCGGCTACGCTGCCGGAAGGGGTATTTTGTCTCTGCGATTGCAGGATGTTGGCGATGTCCATATTTCGCTGATGTTGCTGACCAGTCCCTTTGAGAACCAGTTCAGCATCAGCGCGAGCATCGTCATTGTTTTGTTTCTGGAATTGAGAAAGAAGCTTGAGAGCTTCGCGAACATCTTCTTTTTGCTGGCTATCAGCCGATGCAAGAAGCTGCACAACTTTAGCCGCAGCTACCTGGGCATCAGTTTGTGCCTGGTACGCTTTAACCTGAATTGCCGTTTGCTCATTGCTTGCTTTCTGAAGCTCAGCGGTTGCCAGTTTATCCTGGGCCATTGCTGCCACCATTTCAGGATTTGGCTCCTGCTTTTTCTGCTGAGCCTGTTCCACCATCTGAATCTCTTCAGGCGTTTCCGGTTTCTTCAGTCCCATCATGACAAGCTGCTTGTTGGCATACTCTCGCATCATTTCAACACCCTTGCCGTCGAGTAACGTGAAGTACTGAAGCAGCAACATTTGCCATTCAGGCGTTCCAGGAGGAACTTTCGCGAGCAATTCTTGAATCTCCGCTCGGTTCTGCTCCTTCATGCTCTGGAATGATGGGCCGGTGTCGGTGTAGCACTCATAGCGACCGCGAATATCGTTTAACGTCACGACATTTCCAGATTGCAGGTCAACGATCTGAGACATTACCTGAACGTCTTTCTCGCTCCCATCTTCAAGCGTCACCGTTACATTGCGCGGCACGTCGTAGATGTCATTGACCATTGACTGGTAAATCTCACCATCACGACGAAAAGCAGTCGCCAGGTTATCCTGAAACACGTACGTCTCAAGGTCAGCTCGCATGTTTAGCTGGTTGACGGTATCGAAAGCGACCTGCCCATTGGCCGCCGAAGCATCAACCCCGAGTGTCGCTACCTCTTTCACTGCTGCAGTAGCAGCCTCAAGCATGTATGCGTTGGCCTGTGGTACTTCAGGGTTTTCCATGTAGGCCAGAGGGCCGATTGGCATATCCTGACCGTTCTCATCTTTCCAGTTCTGAAGATAATACGGGTAGTCATCATTGCCTCCGTACATGTACTCATAACCTTCAATCTGCTCAGGAGCAAAGATTGGCTTCTTGCGTGGATTGCGGGCGACAATGTCAGCGTTGAATGACATGATCATGTTGCGCAGGCGCTGGCCGTCTTTCGTCAGGCGTACAACACCCTCGTAAACCTCTTTGTCGCCAGCAAATCCCCACTCACCGTATGCAGGTACAATCGGGATATGCTCGCCAGCAATTAGCTCGCGGTCTTTCAGAATGTCAGTGCAGGTTATGAGCGACTTATAAACACGACGGCGATTAACCTTCTTCTCGGCAACCTTAACAAATCCCTTATCAGCCAGGTCATCGATGACATCTTTGATATCGCGCTGGTAGTAGCTAACCGGCTCGCCAGTCATTGGGTCGAGATAGATGAAGACCTTCTCATTTTTCTCTTCGACCTCGTAGTATTCTCCAACGTAAACAACATCCTTCGATATCCACGGGAACATCCAGTTCATGTCTGGGCTCTGGAACGATGGAATTATGTCAGGGTCGATATCGTTTTCTTCTGCAAATACCTTCCAGCCCTCGGTGCTGAATGGCTGAATGACCGTGCAATGCTTGGCGTCGCTTTTGTCCTGCTCTTTGCTATTGCAGTCCCATACCACATGGTTGCATGACTCGTGCAGCGGTCGACGACGAATTACCTGATTACGGCTTAAAAGATTGTCATCTTCGTACTCCGTGACCAAACGCCAGTGACCCACACCACATTCAATCTGCTCACGAACTGCAACGTTAACTGCAGAGCGGGCTGCGTTGTGTCGCATATCTGTGCGATACATACCCATCAGCGTGTCAGCTGAGTCTGGCTTGGCACCATCCTTTGGGCGATATAGAACATCGATAGGGTTCTTACGCATCTCTGCAACGAGTTTACGCACCACCGGGCGAACAACATCGAACTGGCCGCGATACTGTAGCGTGGTGTATTCGCTTAACCAGTCATCCCATTGACTAACACGACTGAAGTACAAATCGTTTGTCGCCTCGGTTCTGGCCTCATCACCAGATGACCAGTCAATATCAAACTGGCACAGAATGGCGTTTAGGCGTTCGTTATCTGCCATCATCTTCTCCGTGCGACAGGTTTAATAGGTGCAGGTATTTTCTTTTCTTTCGGTGCCTTGATATCACGCATCATCTTCGCGAAGCGTCGCATCATGTAGCCGTAGCGCACAGCTGAAAGAACGTCGTCGTTGAGCTTGACGATCTTCCCATTTTCATCGCGGTGATACAGACGGAACTCTTCGAAGAATGGCTCGCAGGTGTTGAAAACCTTGAAGCGACCATCAAGCATCATGTCGCGTAACTCGGTAATACCAGGTTCAACTGCGTTGCCGCCATCAGGCCATGTGGCATGCTCTGGCAGCATCTGGAATCCGGCATCAGCGTATTGTCCTTTCAACTGCTCTCCGCCGCCTTTCTCATGCTGATTACCATCGTGTGGCCATGCGGTCGGTATCTTCTGAGCCCATGACTTCACCGCTCCCCACGCCTGCACGGCCGTGTGTTCTTTCTTCTTCCATACTCGAGCGACATAGATGGTGTCTGCGTCTTTATCCCACCAAAGCTGAATCTGCGCCTGAGGGTGATCCCAGCCAAAGTCCATTGCATCGATAACGTAGAAATGGTCGGGGCATTCGAACGGTTGACACTTGATAGTCTCTTCCGGTATCTGGAAGATGCGCCCGCTACCCATTGTCGGTATGCCGCGAGCACGTGCTTCACGTTCATGCTCTGGGTAGGATGCGACGATCTGCTCTTTCTTCTCATCGCTGTAGTGGTCGGCGTCGTAGATTGTCATGGTGACAACCTTCTGCGCCTTGCTCGGGTTCTTGATGAATTTGGTGACGACATCTGACATACCCATCAGCGGGGTAAACGTCAGCATTGAGAACTGGCCGTATTTATTGGTACGGGTCAGGCCCTCTCCGTAAATGCTGTACGGTGGCTCTTCATCAAACCAGACTCCGTGGATTGTGTCACCCTGCCAGCGGGCTCGGCCTTGCGAGTACGGCTTGAAGTAGCAGATGGATATCCCATCCTCGACGCCATCAGCGTTATGGTGCTTAACCAGGAGGTGATCGACAAGGTTTGGGAAGAACGGTGACTTCTTCCAACTGATGATGTCCTCTTTCGGTATTGAACCGTAGCCAGGCTCATCATTCTCTTCGATACGACCGCACAGGATGCGCTGTGTCGTCTTCGTTACGGTTTCGTTAGTCTCACCACCGACCCAGAACACGACAGGCTCATAGAAGCGCTTACCGCCCCACGTTTCGCCGTATGCACCATCTTTCGGATAGCCATTCGTGCCAGGATAACGACCTGTGAGATGGAATGCCACCTCTGCGCCGCCAGTAAAGGACTTGCCCAGCTGGTTGCCTGCCATAAAACAGCGCTCAGGATAATCAGCGCCAGCCTCTATGAACTCCCGCTGCTTGCCGTATGGCCTGAACTCATATAGCAGGTGCGTTTCCCGGTATCGTTCCTCTTCCTCAAGAAGCTCAAGCAGCTCTATCTGCTCGTCTTCTGTCAACTCATCAAGTATCGCGTCCAGTTCCACGGCTGAATAACTCCTTAATGCGAGATCGGCGCTTATCGCGATCTCCCTTATCAGGCGTCACGTCTTCAACTTGCGACTGCTCTTTGAGGCCCAGGTCGCGGGCAATAATGTTTGCGTTCAGGAGGTCAGCAGCTGCGCCAGAGAATTTCTGGTCGTAGATGATCTCTTCTGCTCGCGTCGTGATGTCAGAAAAGCCTTCTATTGCGCGGAAGGTTCCCCACGTTTGCCTGGTGATATCCAGGAAGATGCACAGGCCTGAAATCGTCATCGCTCGAATCTTTGGCAATGACTCTTGCGTCACCACACCCTGAAAAGCGAATGCCTTCACTTCATATAGTGGATTGGCCTCTACCCATTCGAAGTATTCACAACATGCAGCCCACAGAGCCTCAGGAGATTCGAATTTGGGATTTCGCCCATGACTACTGCGGGCCTCCCAGAATCGGTTGCCCTTTGGTGCTGCCATTATTAATTCCTTTAGCTAATTGCTATCTCAACCTGATTTCCAGCAGTGCCGCCGACTGACCTTACCCACGCTATGGTAGGCGCTGTAATAGTCATGAAGTCGTCGACCAGGTGGCCTGTATCTTGCGCATCAGGCTTGGTTGGTGAGTCAAACAAGTAACACCAGCCACTGTTCAGTACCTGGAGCGTTTTTGTTGCTGACCCATCTGTTATCTGCTTCCAGTCCATACCGACAATAAGGTTTTGCGTTGAGCTCATGATTAATTCCTTATGTCAGGTAAGTAACGGTAGCGCTTTGAATTGATGATGTGCCGGTAAGAGTTCTACGCACTGCGAAGTAATACCCAGCAGGCACCATTGCTCTTACGCAGCCTCTGGCCCTCATTCCCGCACCTACGAGTGTCAGGATACCAGTTAGTGAAGCTCCCCATGACTCAACGAGTGACCCGCCCGTCGTTCCGACATTGCTAGCAGAGCCAACCCATAGCTCGCAGGTGTCACCAACAGTGCCAGCTACTGAAATGCTGTAGGTTGCCTCAATGGTGATTGATACGAGGTAGGCTTTAGTTGTATCGGTTGGACGAGTTCCAGTGCCGAATGCAACGGAGATTGCCGAAGGCGTTCCAGGAGATAGGCCAACACCTGTTGCGCCCTGAGCACCTGTAGCCCCAGCGGATCCTGGCGAGCCTGTAGCACCCACATCACCTTTGGGGCCAGTTGCTCCGGTCGGGCCCGCTGGACCTTGTGGTCCAACATCTCCACTATCGCCCTTTATCCCCTGCGGACCGGTAGCGCCTGTTGGGCCAGTAGAGCCGGTTGCACCCTGAATCCCTGCGTCGCCTTTTACCCCCTGAGGACCAATTTCACCTTGAGCGCCAGTACTTCCTGTCGCCCCCTGGATTCCTTGAATGCCTTGTGAACCCTGATCGCCTTTTTCTCCCTTCTCACCCTGAATCCCTTGCGGGCCTTGGGGTCCAGTAGCTCCCTGGGATGCGAGAAGCGCCCAGCTTGTGTCAGTTGGCGATCCGGTTGGAGGGTTGTTGGTATTTGGCGTGATGCAGAAATAAGAAGCTCCGTTGTAGGCTACGGCATCATCGTTCACATAAGCAGTTGAGGAGCTCCAAACGCCTTTCCACTCAAGCCCTTCAGCACCGACAGGGCCAGGAGGACCTTGCGGACCAACGGGGCCTTGTGATCCAGTTGCTCCAGGAACTCCATATACTCGGCCTTTATAAATAACCATTGGAACCCCTCACAGTTTATGCAAACAGGTCTTTTACTTCCTTCGCGATGCGGATTGCTTTCTCTGTTTTTGCCAGCGCTGTGTTCTCATTTGCTGTTTTCGCGTAGGCATCTTTGAACAATTCAAAGTTCAGCTCGCTGCTTGCGATAAACTCAATCGCTTTCTCAGTAGCAGCTGAGTCATTCATGACCAGGCGGTAAACTTCCAGTTTTAGCTTTTGCGCTTCTGTCATTTGGGTGATATCTGGCATTTTTAATCCTGCTTCATGTGGGGTAAGAACTCGCTGACCATGCGGTCAATCAAGTAGCAATATGTTTCGTTTGCCGCTCCAGTATCGATAGTCACTCCGACATCATTGCAGCAATAAAAAGTCGCATGGGCGCACTCGTGAACAAGGGTTGATACATTTCCGTCAAACACTCCGACGAGATAGAGGTTCTCTCCTGTTTCATCGTCGGAGAAGTGGCGACACCTGCCGTTGTTAAAACTCACATCGGATAGAGGTACACCCAATGCTAATTCGGCCTGCGTCCATTCCTCTTTGCTACGGCAAAGGTAAATGTTGGCTGTATGAAAAAGAGGGATGAAAAATCTTGGAAGCTTGGGCCATTTGTTTTTAGCCATATAACCACCGCTTTATCGCAAGCACTGCTGCCTGATGTAGTCCTGCAGGTAGTTAACCTGACCGGTCACTGTTTCGATTCGCTGTCTGAGAGTGAAATAATCCCGTTCAGCGGAGTCAGTAGGTCTGGCGGTGGAAGCATCGCCCATGCCGCGGGTTGTGGTGGCGTCACCCTTTGAGCAGGTGGCGTTGAGCTGCAGCCGACGCTTGCCAGAATCAACATCACGCTGCAAGTCTTCAATGGTGCGTTTCGCATCTGCCAGCTCTCCGGTGTATTTGGCGTCAAGTGCTGCAGCATCTCGCTGGCGGTTCTGCATGTCGGCAATAATGACCAGTGCTTTATCGCGCTGGCTTTTGTAGAGCATCGCGTTTGAGCGGTAGTGATCGACAGCCCAGCACAGGCTAAACAGGATTGCAGTCACGACGGCGATGATGATTAGCGTTGCGCGGTTCATTTCTGACCCCACATGCAAACCTCGCGCTCTACCTCGCGCCGATTCATCAGTCCCGGCCATGCCTTTTTATCCTTACCCTTCCCCGCATAAACCCATGCCTTTAATCCGTCACAGGCAAGAGCGTAATTTCCCGCATTAAGGTTGCGTAGTAGTGATGAATTCTGGAAGGCATTCACGCCGACGTTGTAGCTAAAGCTGATGAGAGCCGCTTTCTGGTATTCGTTAGCTGGGACTTTAACGGAAAGCTCAACTGAGCGAGCGAATGGCTGCAGGTCTTTATCCAGAATCGCTTTGCATTCGGCATGCGTGTACGTTTTGTTCTTGATGATGTCTGCGCCTGTGTGGCCGTAGCAAACGGTCAGCACCCCGGCGACATCGTAGTACGGCGTATAGCGAACGCCTTCAAGATCAGTGAGCATTGTCCCGGCGATGGCAACCGCTCCAGCGCCAGTCATGCCTAATAGCGCTTTTCTCAGTGCTGGATTCATCGTTACTCGCCTCGCGCTTCTTTGCGCCTGTCTTCTTTGATTTTGAAATAGAGGTTTGTCAGATATGTAAGAAACCCGAATACCAGGCTTCCAATCACACCTATTGCCGCCCACTGGGATGGACTTACTTTATCCGTCAGCTGTAGCAGCCAGTATCCGGCGTTCGTTCCCGATGCACCGTAGGCAATGCCAGTTGTTAGTTTGTCCATGCGATACATGCTCTTCACCTCCCGGTTAAGGGCTGTGCTGTGTGTTTGTTTGAAGGGAAAAGTGAATGCGCAGATAGCGCTAAGTTTTGCTAATCATTATCAAGCGCCAACGCATGACGCTTTGTAATGACTACTCTTCGTAAAGCCTCTGCTTAAGCAGATAGCCCTCAAGAAGCCAAATTTTATTCACTGCATTTTGACGGGCAATTTTACGCCCCACTTCGGCATCAAAATTCTCCGGGCTTGCACAGGCGCTTTCCCCGGTCACGGTAAAACCATTCTCAAGAACAAGAACGCAGAATGTGAGTAGTTTGAGCTGATTAATATCATCAAGCTCGATAGCCTCTCCGGTGTCTTGCTGAGCACTAGCTCCGACCCAACCATCATGAGCAGTGAAGTAATTCTCACTGGTTATGATGGACTCGATGCGCCGCATGGTTACGCGTGGAGCGGTCAAGCCTTTAGATACGATTTCATCTTCAATTTGCTGGTCGTTCATAATTTTCACCAGTTGTTGGTAGGAGCGTTCTTTGGTTTGCGCTCACCCCGTTACCGCGATTCGCTACGAGGGGATAGAGGGTGTTCCGGGATTTGGGATGAACGCAAACGAAAAAGCCCCGGCTGTTAACCGAGGCTTCGAATAATGTGTGGTGGCCGGTGCTGAAATCCGGCTTGATGATTCCCAGTGTCTTGTGGCCGCTAGCCTTTTCATCTACGGATGCAGGTCAGTTAATCCCCGCCTACCCAATGTAACCACTGGAACCCACGCGAGTTAGCGCATCAGCCTGCGCATTCACCACAACGGAAAGGCGTCTCACCAGAGCGGAATTTCTTTCAACCGACTGTGATACACATGACTGCCGTGAATCAGGGAATCTGAAACACCTTTCCTGTTGTGAAAATAAAAAAGCCACCGCAGTAACTTAAGAGTCACTAACGGCAGCTTATGTGTTTATGATTGCTCAATAGCTCAAGGATGTCAACACATTCGGTGCAATATGTTTTACTTTAGCTACACGTTTGCGACCATTGAAAGCATTTTGCAGCGGTTGGTAAAGCATGAAGCGTGAAGCCTCAAGAACCTCTTTAACCTCCCGCCTGCAAGTTGACATTGATGGGCGTGATAGTCGCTCCTCCCCGCGCTTTGACAATTTGCGGGGCTTTGCGGTCTTGTGGTAGTACGATGCAATTGCGTGTTCAGTAGAGCCATGAGAGTAGTAACTTAGAAGGATGCCAAATGCCTTTGTGTCAATGCGCATAACGGAATCTACGACCTGAGAAATCAACATTCCGTCATCGTCATTGCACATTGGCCTTGTCATCACCCTGGAAGGTTCAACGCTTTCCATCCACTGAGCGATCATGCTACTCATGCGCTTTTCCAGTCGGCCTGTATATACCCATGCACCCCACAGTTCCAGCCAACCGTTTATCCAGTCCTGCTGGTCTTTGGTAAGGTTTAACTCTCTTACGCTCATGCGACCTCCGGGTCAGGCTTGTTATCACCTAGGCGCTTCTCTATCTCGCGCTGCGTTTCCTCAAGTCGAGACCTGACCTCATCGTTGCACTTAATCGCCGCCTGGATAGCCTGAAGCATCTCTCTGTCTTTCTGTCTCTGTTGAGCCAGAGCTATGTTGGTTACGCTGCACATGCTGCCTCCAGTTTCTTTTTCAACTCTTTCGCCTTCGCGCGATACTCATCTCGAATTCGGATGAAATCGTCGCGGCGGTAATGGGTCATTTCATGTGGCCCGTTCAGCCAATCAACTAATTCCTGACCGAAGCGTCGAACCAGCGTTTGCTCATACTGCTGCGCTACCGTCGCTGCTTTTGCCCCGTGCTTTGCCGATCCGGCATTGCAGGATTTGCATTGGCGATACGCATTTTTTTCGACGAAGCGCAGCTCAGGGAATCCGCCGACCGTTTTGAAGTGTCCGCAATCCCATTGACCTCCATGCAGATCGGGAGGGTTGTTTTCGCCGCAACTTACGCATGGCTGGTCATGGTCACGTAATCGAATGAACTGGTTGAATGCTTGCTGGGCTTGCTTCTTGAAGTGGCTGTCTGGTTGTAGTGCTAACTTGCGGACTTTGAGTGACTGGCGTTCTTGCTGGGCTTCTTTCTTGCGGTTTTTCTCCTGCTGTTGTATTCGTTTCTGTCTGGCTTCTGCTGCCAACTTGGTGACTAACTCATCTTGGTGTTCTTCGCAGCACCACCACTCATAAATCGTTACCGGCTTGAATCGCTTTTTGCATATCCTACAGTTTCGACCCTTCGGCACTTTCATCTGCGCCCCTCCTCGTGAATTCCTTGCTGCACCTCCCACAAACATGCACTTCGTCATCATCAAGCAACTTTGCACAACCAGCACATAGACCAGCTGCTGTGTTGCTGTTGCGTTCGTATGATGTGGTTTCAGATGGGGTTAGCATCACCTCGGCACCTCAACTTCTCTACCGGAGTCAATCATCAAAGCCCGGTGAATTCTCTGTAAGGCCCACTCAAGCTCACGTTTTGCTGCCATCACGACATAATCCTTCCCGGACTCGTTATATTGGTGATATTTGCTTAGCTCCTTCTGCGCTTGGCTTACATCCCATTTGGCTGCCTCAAGTTCTTCTTTCACAGTTGAAAGGGTCATGCTGATTTCCTCGATTTAACCCGCAGCCAGCGCTTTGACAGAAGCGGCCATATCGGGTCGTAAGTCTTGATTTCGGATGGGAGTGGTTCAGGCTTGCGTTTACTGCGGTGTCGGACGTTGAAGATGAGGTTGTCGAGAGCTTTCTGTGTTGGGCTTCGGGTTCGCTTCATGCCGCCTCACTTTGCAGAATCTTTCTGCCAGCCTCGATTAGCTCATTCCGATCGACATAGCTCGTCAGACATACGCCGCGCCTCATTGGATTCCAGATGAGAAGCATTGAGCCTTTGTTGTTCCCGTTAACCGCCTGCAGGTTATCAGCACGGACAAAAGAGATGCGCCCGCCTGTGATAATCCTCACCTCGCTAACCGTCTCCAGCGCCAGCCTGAACCAGCCCACAGACATATCTGCCGGCACGAGCATTACCACGCCCACGCCGCCATTAGCTGATGACCTGGCCGCCTGCTCGACCCATGGAGTGATGTCGCTGTAAGGTGGGTTGCACCACACGTAACCGGCATGGAATGCATCAGACCAGTCACACGAAAGCGCGTCGTCAGCTTCTGTCAGGTATCGCGGGTGAAGATGGTTCCTGTCGCTGGCGGCCGCGTCGCCGGTAAAGCCGAATTCACGATCTAAACCTGCGTAAATCTCTGGCGGGGTCTGCCAAAGGTCACGAATGTCGAGCGGGGTATTGCTTCCGTTGTAGTCACTCATGAGTTTTCCTCAAAAATAACTCTGTAGTTGGTTGAGTATCCGCTGGTCTTCAGTACCGGCGAATACGTGTTTAATGGCGGCGTTAATCAGCGCACTGTATAGCTCCTCGAACTCATCCTGCTCCATGTTGGCGTATGAGATACTCTTAGCCTCAGCCCTCAGATCGCCGCGAATGTTCACAACTGTTTCGTAGTACCCGGCGAGAATCGTCAGGTCATTACGAAAGCGTTTGAATTGCGCTCTTTCACTGGCGCTGCCCATTCCAGCGTTATCCGCATTCCAGTGATGGAAGCAGAACCAAAAAAACGCGAGAACTTTGCGATGAAATTGAGGGTTACGGGTTAGCTTTATCTCGGCGGTGTAGGTTTCGCCGTTCTTGAATCGCTGGAGTCTTTCGAGGTCTGTTTCATGTGCTGGAGAGAATACGCCGCCTGGGTGTTTAACCAGGTCGATTTGCATTGTTACTCCGTTATTTTGATGCTCAGTAACACATATCCCGCGAGATATGCGCCGACATCTGCAACGTGAATAACTTCTGCTGTGCAGCACTCGCCGGTATAGTTTCCCTTATAGAACTCTTGCAGGTGTAGAAAGTCACCGGCTTGGAAATCCCTGTCATTCAGCCGAAGCTCTGCCAGTTTCTTGCCTTCCATCACTGGAAGATAGTGTTCAGGAAGGATTTTAAGGTTGTGTATCATCCCCTTCTCCTTTAACGGTTATCCCGGCTGAGCGAACTTGCTTCACGCTGTAGTTTCGACCATCAATCCAACCAATGGCGTACCCTTCTTTATCCGGTGATGCCATGTGCTCGATTTCGAATTCAGTGTGGCTGGCAATTTCAACAACGAGCGCTGATCTGCTAGCTTGCCATGCTTGCCACAGGCAGTAGGTTTCACCATCTGTGTAAATCGCACTTACGCAGTCCTTTGGGATTCCCCTTGCTACTGAAAACCCTTCTGACTTCGCCCACGACTCGAAATCCGCTCTTGATTTACTTTCCATATCCCCTCCGTTACTCATAGCGACCAATCCTTATCCACCCTTTCCGCGAACGTTTGATACAAGGCCCTTTTTCTTCAGGTGCTGCATTCGGCGGTCTATTACGTTGATGTTCAGGACCTCTTCTCGCCATCGTAGCCAAATGTCAAAAACCGGTGTCGGCTTTCCTCCCAGCATTGAAACGATGTCAGCATCCAATTTTTCATACTTGCTCACTTCTCTTTCCTCCCAGCAGCTCAAATAAAAAAGGCTGCGATGATGGTCAGCAGCCCGGAAAATAGTTCAGCGGTGTAGGGGTTCATTATTACCAGCACTCCTCATTGTTGCGCTCAGGCCAGGTAAGCCACACTCAGCGGTATACGAATGGGATAAACTCTTTGAAGAAAGATTCCCATTGCGACTGTTCGAAGCCAGTTGCTTTATCAACCATAACTTCGAGTGGGTGGCGTCTCTCCAGTGGCCGCTTAACGCCAATGAGCCTTTCAAACTGTTCGATAAGCTCTGGTTCATCAAGACACCTATCAACCACCGCGGCGAAACGTGGGTTGGTTAGCAGTTCATGCATGGCTTCGTTCACTTCTTGCCTCCATGAGCATCTTGTTAATCTCCGCATACTCACGGCACATTTCGTCTAAATCCCTGAGCGTTAAACCTAGCGCTGTTGCGATCAGTTGCCTCGCTGCCGGGCTTGGTTCGTCCTGTGAGATAAAGTTATTGAATTGCCAAACTGATAATTTCAGTCTGGTTGCAATGGTCTTCCGTTTGATTCCTCTTGCGTCCATGTAGCTTTTCACAACAGATTCAACAGTGGACATCAGAATCCTCCCTTGCGTTGGTTTTTGGTTGATTCCCGGTCAGCAATTCGGCGCTGCGCCTGCATCTGGTCAACGTCATACAGAATGCCGTTGCGCTGATCTGCGTAGACAGTGCCAGTTTGCCCGTGTCGATTAAGGCGAAGAAGAAGCTCAGTTTCGTTGTCGGTTACTGCGTCATTGTCCTCGGCTTCTCGGTAGATGCCCATCCAATAATCGCAATCCTGCTCAATCTGACCAGTAGAGCGCGAGTCACTCGGAACCGGGCGTTTGTTTGCGCGAGCTTCAGATCCGCGATTAAGCTGCGTCAGAAGTACCACAACGCAGTTAAGCTCTTTCGCCAGAACCTTCAGACCTTTGGTGATAATCCCGTATGCCTGAGCCTCTGTATCCGCCTTTTCTGCAGTCATCAGTGTCAGGTAGTCAACCAGGATCATCCCAATCTGACCGCGCTCCCTCTTAATGCGACGTGACTCTGAAACAATGTGAGCCAAAGATAACCCCGGGGTATCGTCGATAAACAGGTTGTCGTTGTCAGCCAGCTCGCTTCCCTTCGCCAGCGCCATTGCAAACTTGTTTTCTTCGTAGCCGTTCTGGTAGAAAACATTCGAGTTAACCCGGCTGTGCTGGGACACGATACGTTCTACCATCTGGTCTTTTGGCATCTCAAGGCTGAAAGCTACCGTTGGAAGGTTTTCAACCAGTGCACAGTGGATAGCCATTTTCTGGTAGACGGTCGTGTTGTGGGTTACGAGATAATCATCAGTGACGTACAGGTGGCGCGGATGAGAAACCATAATGCACAAACACTCTTCTGCCGGAATCTCCACTACCGACCTAACGCCTACCCCTCGATTCCCTAGTCGGTTGATTCCCAAATTTTCTCGAATTCTTGGTGATTCAATCCTGCTGATAATCACATCAGGTAACTTAAGGCTAACCATTTGAGCATCCATTCCTGTACGAGTTTCGCCTTTGTAGGTATAGGATATGTCGGTTCTCATGGTTTCTTTTGCCGTGCCACCAAGAGAATGCACTAATCTCACAACCCCTTCTGCTAGTTTTTTGCTAGACGAAGAGAAGCGAATGCTGCCAAATTTTTCTACCCAACCATCCGTTTCAAGTAGACCAGTCAGTACTCCTATTCGAGTCTCTTTATCTGAAGAAAATACAAAATCCGGTATATGTTTCTGGCATGCTGACTTTCCGAACAAACCGAGATCTCTTATTTTTTCAATTAATGGATTTTTCTTCCCTTTCTGATTGCTTATCAGGTAGTCGTTTTCTCCTGTTTTAACCATGCGAAGAGGGTGAACACTTTCCTCCATTCTACTTAGAACATAGCGCTCAGAATTCGTAAATTTAACGCCACTCATGAGCGATCCGTCCCCAAGTAATGCGCCAAGCACCCACCCGTCGATTTGCTCTTGGCTCTTCCCGAAGTCGCCTGAGACAGATGGCACGCACAAGCGACCTTGGTATCTAGTTTTTTCTAGCATCTGCTGAAGCTTCTCGGTATCAACGGTTCGGCTACCTTTAAACTTGGATGAGCTAATTTCCCATAAGTGAGAATCTGCTGCCTTTGCAGTTCTTCCGTCTTCAAAGGTGATTTCAAACATCCGTCTTACGCCTTGCGGGAATATGCCAGTAACTACAGATGACCGCCCATCTACAGACGCTATTTTTTGACCCACTTGGATCTCCCCATGAGTCGTCCACGTCCCATCGCTGAGAAGGATTTTCGATTCCATCGGCATGGCTTTCCCCATCTTTGGCCTTGCACCGACAACGAAAAGGGATCCGCGCACGATTCGTTTCGGCTCTAGCATCTCATCCAGCGCCTCAATTCCTGAGGTGATACCAAGGGATGCGGTATTACCCTCCAGACGCTCACCGACTTTGTAAGTCCAATCGTTGAACGCATCACGGAATGACACCAGTCCGCGATGATTACCCGACCTTGAGCGCTCATCGACTTTCATAGCCATTGTCTGGAATGCTTCGAGCTTTTGCGCGGTGGTCATTCCTGAGCGAGTGTAAAGCACCTCAAGGATGCGATTTGCCTGTTCAATAGCCATGCGCTCTGTCGAGGTGTCTTTGACTCGGTTAGCGTAAGCCATGACGTTTGCAGAGCTTGGGGTATCACGAGACAGCTCTGCCAGATATGCAAAACCTCCAATGTCATCAATCTTCCCGGATGCCTCAAGCGAGGCGTGAACGGTCAGCAGGTCAATGGTCTGATTGCCGTTGTTCATGTTGCGCATGGTCTGGTAGATAACGCCGTGCTGGCGGTTGTAAAACATCTCGCTGGTCAGGAAAGAAAAAACGCGCTGAACGTTGTCGCTCCGCGCGTCTATCAAGACTGACCCCAGCACAGCCCGCTCGTCCTCGTAGCTGTTTGGCGGTAATTTGTAGTCATCGGTCATCCCGATCTCCTTCTCGAACCTGAGCATAAAGCTCGGAGTTCAAAATAAATTCGTAGTTACGCTTCTGCCATGTCTTTCCGGTTTTCTGGTCATGGCGCTGTTCAAACATCCATCGGCATGAGGTATGGAGATATTCCAGGTATTGCCTGAACGCCGACATGCCAAACGGCTCATTGTCACCAAGCTGCTTAGCAATGGGTTTAGCTTCTCTCCAGAATTTCTGGATCAGCGTTTTTCGCTTAGGAGTTAGCGCATTCCATCCTCGTGCATCAGGAACACATTCTCGCAGTGCCTGCCAGACTTCCTCACATGATAATCGCGGTGTTTTTTCAGACTGTTTTTCTTCGGCTGAGGCGACATACTTACTACCGTTAGGTAGTAAGTTATTTAAGTATTTATTATCTGTGGACAACGGCTGGACACTGGCTGGACACTCTTCCGTGTCAGGCCTTGTGTCATGCTGCTTCGCGCTGGACACCGGCTGGACACCGGCTGGACAATTGATTTGCTGATAATCGTCATATTTCACCACCTTCAAAACGGTAAATCTGTTGTTTGATGTGGTGGAAATCATGCCGAGATTTTTAAACTTTCTGAGGAGCGCTTTAACACGATCTGGAGTGATTCCTGTTTCAATGGAAAGCGTGTTTCTGCCAGTTATGAACTCCCCGCGCTGGCAGAGCACATCACCTATCTCTGTTGAAACCATCGTTGGCTCATAATTTGCTCTCAGGATGAGATGCACGAACAGATGAGCGGCATCAGGCTCCCTGTAGAAAGGCACATCCATAATTTTACGATGCAGCAAGGCAAACCCCTTACCGGCGCTTTTCGGTGTTTCTTGCTGCTGCCTGGCGAATCTGGCTTCAGCAAGATTGCTAACGTTACTCATGAACCGCTCCCACTACGAAAAATTCGTAGTACTTCGTTGAACTGTTCTGCTTCGAAATCCTCTTTCATCAGCGACTCAAGGAATTCATTGGGGATTAATGAGTAACCGTCCTCTTTTGGAAGAGAGGCGAGTAGAGACCTTGCCTTGGCCTTGTAAAGCTCAAGTTTCGCTACATTGGCGAAAGTCTTTGCCATTCGCTTATCCATGCCCTGAAGGAATCTTGCTCGCTTCACTTCTGTGTGTGGTTCTTGTTGGTAATACGGCTTGTTTCGCATATAATTACCTCAGAAATTTAGTGTTATTTGTGAATTAGCCTCGGTTGCAGCCGGGGCTTTTTTCTTTCCGATAGCCTGATAAATTTCCTGCATCGTCCTTCCGATAGGACTCACTTCAACCGCCATCCTGGCTATGCAGAAAACTGTGGCGATATCACGCCAGTTCATGCGGCTCACCTTCGATTCATGCCATCCAGCAAGCTCTGCAAAGGTTCTTCCGGTAAGTTGTGACAGTGTGATCAGAAGGTCTGTCTCTGCGCGGTCAATCTCTCGCGGAGTTGGTTTGCTGTAGTTTGCGTGTTCCATTTGTAATACTTCCCTTAGATAAATGAGTTACGTGACGAAGCAGTAGCATCGTCAGTTAAATTGGTTCCCTGGTGTTCCGAGGGAGAGCAGGATGTTAAAGAGCGGTGTTGCTTATGCTGCTTTTTCTGGGTTAGGGAATAACCCCGGTAGGTCTGGGCGAACCTGATATGCTTTGACCTTCCCACCTGTAGCATCAACAAGGTATGCTACGTTTTGCGGTGCCACCTTTGCCTTGCCATGCAGCCATTTCTGTACAGCTGCCTGACTAACTCCGCACGCTTTGGCTAACTCCTTTTGCGTGCCGACAATGGCAATGGCGGTTTTGATAACCTGGTTCATAAAAACCACCTACGTTGTTTCCATACAACCAATATTAAAACCATGGTTGTAATTTTGCAAGCACTTTGGTTGTTTGACCGAACAATACCATGGTTGTATTTTTTGCCTATGAAAACGACACTAGCGCAACGATTAAAGCTGGCTCTAAGGGAAGCTGCAATGACTCAGATGGCTCTTGCTAAGTCAGCAGGGGTTAGTCAGGCGGCTATACAAAAACTTACATCAGGTAATGCCAAAAGCTCGACTAAGATAATAGATATATCCAGGGCGCTGGGCGTACGCCCTGAATGGCTAGCTAATGAGTCAGGGCCCATGAAAGGGGGTGGAGTTACAGACCATCACCCTGACTCTGATCTTCCTCCTGAAAGCGAATGGCTGCCGATTGACGCTTGGGATCACGATACGCCCCTTGGTCAGGATGAAGTTGAAGTCCCCTTCCTTAAGGATATTGAGTTTGCCTGTGGTGATGGCAGCTTTAATGATGAGGACTACAACGGATTTATGCTTCGCTTCTCTAAGGCGACTTTACGTCGCAAAGGTATTAATTCCGATGGCTCTGGAGTCTTATGCTTTCCAGCTCATGGCAATAGCATGGAACCGGTCATTCCTGAAGGCACTACCGTGGCGGTTAACTGCAACGACAAAAAGATTGTTGACGGAAAGTTATACGCCATTAACCAGGGGGGTTGGAAGAGATTGAAACTGCTCTATCGAACTGGACCAGAGATGCTTACGATCAGGAGTTACAATTCAAGCGAGTGGCCTGACGAAGAAGCAGCGATGAAGGATATTGAGGTCATAGGCCGCGTATTCTGGTCATCCACACTCTGGTAATAAATATTTACTTTTCCAGACCCCGATCGGGGTCTTTTTTTTGCCCTAAATTACAACTATTTTTACTTTAAAAACAACCACAAAACAACTAAAGGCGAATATTTACAACCTTAGTTGTTGACAGAATTACAACCATGGTTTTAAATAAGCACATCAGCAGGACGCTGAACACGAACAAGGAACTGAGTTCGGGCTCTTTAAAAACTTAATCCCTGTGAATACACAGGCCGGAGTAAGTGCTTCGGGGTGATGTGAATTGCAGCGTGAAAGAGCGCAACTGCGGAGATCAGCATCGCAGCACATCACCACCAAAGCACTTAACTGGAGATAACCATGAACAGAAATCAACGCCGCATGGCTGCCTATAACGCCAGTAAAGCAGCGCAGAAGATTGAGACAGCAAACTACACGGCAAAGATATCGAAAGCGTTCTCAAAGCTTTCTGGTGAGGCTACGGAGCGTGTAGCAAAGGCAATGGCAATCACTCTTCCTCGTGACAGCGTGAAGCCAGTTGTAGAGAAGCAGAAGCGTGAGTGGCACAACAAACCAGCCAGAGAGATGGGAATCACCTGCTCTGGTCGCCAGAAAACGAAAGGCAAATCCATCGCGTTAATTTGAAGTTGCCCATGAAGAACAGCATCAAGACGAGCGAGTTGTCAGCTAAACCGTGGAGTTTCTGGTGTGCTTATCCTGAGCGAAAAGTTCATCCATAAGGATGGTCGACTTCCCAGCAAACCTTAGGTAGCACTCATTGAAATAATTTTCCGGGATAATGAATCTATCTGTTCCAGGGTAACCGACAGCAGGAGGCAGACGAATGAGAAGTCCTTTTTTAAGCAAAGATATTGATTCGGAGCCGCCCTTCTCTGTCTTCAGTTGATTATTGGCAGCTACAGCGAAGGAAAGATAAGCCCTTTCTGCGAGTGTAAGCGAGTCAAACAAGTCCGACATTGCTTTCTCTTCACGCTCCCTTGCCTGTCTGGCATCTGATTCCTTAATTCGCTCAGTCACAGCGAGATAAATAGAATTGGCTATGCCGTTTAGCACATAACTTATGCAGAACAACAGGATGTAGTACATCCAGTACTGAGGAAGGATTTCTGGATTATGCAGGTTTATCCATTCTTTCGCGCTTACCGGCATAACGACAATCAAGAAAATCAGGATGATGAGCATATGAATCAACTGTTTAAGTGTCATTCCTTGCAGGAAGAAACGCATTAATTCCTGCCACCATGAGTTGTTCATCGGTGGGACTCTCTTTGCTCTCTGTAGGGGTAAAGTGAGTTTATCCGATTTCTCGCTGTAGGGGTACCTCGCGAGCCTGATGTGGTTAAAAGACAGGCACATGAACATATCGGCTTCGCTCTATCGGGCGGGGCATACAAAGACATTAACGGTAACGGCCAGATAAACATTAACGCCACCTTCGGGTGGTTTTTTATTACATACGGTTTAACAGAGGTGAGAGATGAGCATTGAGCAAATGAAATTAGTTTGTGCAGGAGCAAAGGCATCAGGGCTAATTCTGAGTGGGGATAACTTCATTGGATACAAGTTTTTAGGTGGTGACGTGGATTCACGCGAAGCAGCCAACCAGTTACTTCAATCATTCTTCCCTGCTGAGCTTCTGAATGATAACAGATTTGAGTACACCGCAAGGGTTAAATTCTTGGGGTCAATTCGCGATGAAGACTACAGCCACTCGCGCTGGAATGAATCTGGTTCGGCGCACAACTAAATAGAGGGTGAGGATATGAGTAGAAAATTTAAAGTCTGGTTGGACTCAGGTGCCAATGCATTTTCCAACTATTCGCAAGATATAGACCTTGAAGATGACCTTGGGATTACATCCGAAGAATGGGATGAAATGCCCGAAGAGAGTCGCGATGAGATTATGAAGGAGGTCGCTTGGGACAGGATGGAGTGGGGATTTGAAGAAATAACTGACGAGTAACATCCGCATCAGCTTTCACTGAGAGCTGATGACTGATTCACCCTCGTTGTCATTGTTTGCCGTCCTGTGTGGCGGCTTCTTTTTAACTGGAGAAAAGTATGGGCGATTGCGGAGAGGATTACTCAGCGCATAAGCAGCTTGCCATTGAGCGCAAAAAGGCAAATCTCGAAAAGAATAAGGCGCACATGATTAGCTGTGGCCTTTCGTATTCTGTTGATTCATCTGGCTCAATGCACTTTGAAACCGATAAGGGGAAAGTGATTTTCTACCCCACTACAAACAAATATCAGCACCGGGGCCGAGTGATGTATGGCCCAGCAGCGCGATGTGAAAAATACATCAGAAGCCTATTCACCTAGCCGCCTAAGTGCGGCTTTTTTGTTCGCGTTTATTCATGAGCGCAGTCGCTGATTAATGAACACAACTAAACAGGAGATGAGCATGAGTGAAGTAACGGATTTAACTGTCATCGAGATTAAGCCGGAACAAGCTCCGGCTCTGTATGTAGCTAACGGCCTTGATGCCTACCTGGAAATCATTCGTGAAATGGCAAAGGAAGTGCCGGACGTAACCACGAAGAAAGGTCGCGACAGAATCGGCTCACTGGCTCGCGCCGTGGGCTCTAGCAAGAAGGCCATTGAGAACCCTGGCCGCGCCTACCTAAAGAAGCTGAAGGAGGCGGTAAAGCCAGCTGAGGCAGAGCTTAGGCGATTCGTTGATGAGTGCGACGATATCAGCAAGTCAATCCTCAAGCCCCGCGTAGAGTGGGAAGTCGAGCAGGAGCGTATTAAGCAGGAGGAAGAAGCTAAACGCGCTGCAGAGGAACTGGCTAAGACAGTGGAAGCCCATCACGAAATAGCTCTGTTGATGAATGAAAAGTTTGACCGTGACGTTGCAGAAGCTAGAGCAGAAGCTGAACGCCAGCGCATTGATCACGAAGAAGAGCTGAAGCGTCATGCAGCAGAACAAGCCAAGGGTGAAGCCGAAGCAAAGGCGCAGCGTGAGCGCGATGAAGCGGCTCGTCGTGAGGCTGAATTAAAGCTCAAGGCCGAGCAAGCAGAGCGTGACCGTGTAGCAGCCGAGCAGAAAGCAGCAGCAGACGCAAAAGCAGCCGCTGAACGCGCTGAGCGCGAAAAGCAGGAAGCTATTGCAGAAGCAAATCGCAAGGCGCAGGAAGAAGCTGATCGTGTTCGTCGTGAAGCCGAAGAAAAAGAAGCGGCTCGCCTGGCAGAGGAAAGGCGTGTTGCCGATGAGAAGGCTCGTCGTGAAGCTGACATTGAGCATCGCCGCACCATTAACCGCCAGTCTGTCGCCGAGCTTGTAGCTGCAGGCCTGTCAGAAGATTGCGCTCAGAAGTGCGTTGCAGCCATCGCTAAAGGCGAAGTAACCGCCATCCGCATTACCTACTAATTCAAATTAACAGGAGTACCCACGATGACCTATTCATTCGCGGGATGCGTCGCCGTGGGCGCTATCCAGCAAAACGAAAGCCAGCTCGAAAGACTAACTCGCCAACTCCGCAATATCGGGAAGTGGCTTAAAGACACCCTTAACCAGCGCGGAGAGCCGTAATCATGACAATCGTACCCGTTAACGGAACCATCCTGGTTAAGCAAGGCAATCGCGAGTTCAAGAAGCTCTACGAAGAGAGCTTTCCCAACACAAAAGACGGCTGGAAAGACGCCGCATGGTGGGCTTGGGAAATCGCGATGGGCTGGCACAAATCACAGAATGATGACTGGGAAAAATTGCATGCCGCATGATCAGGAAGACAAAGACTTCATCTCGCTGTTATCTGGAGAGCTTCAGGAGTCAATCGAGCAGCAAATCAACCTTGCCGCCGAGCGCGGTAACGAGCAAATCAGTTGGGATGAGTTTGGAGGTAATTACCAATGAGCAAAGAATTTTACGCCAGGCTGGCTGAAATACAGCGAACACTTAACGCTCCAAAGAACCAGTACAACAGCTTCGGCAAATACAAATACCGCAGCTGCGAGGACATTCTTGAGGGTGTTAAGCCGCTACTAAATGGCCTATTCCTTTCGATCAGTGATGAGGTGGTGATGATTGGTGCTCGCCACTACGTGAAGGCCACAGCACGCATCACTGACGGAGAGATTACGCATGAGGCAACGGCTCTGGCCCGGGAGGAGGAATCCAAGAAAGGGATGGATTCTGCTCAGGTAACCGGAGCTACAAGCTCTTATGCTCGCAAGTACTGCCTGAATGGTCTGTTTGGCATTGATGATTCCAAAGACGCTGATACAGATGAGCATAAGCATCAGCAATCTGCGCCACATAAGCAGGGCGAGCCAAAGCCAACTCCTGATCAGGTACTAAAGGAATTCACCGAATCAGCAGGAAAGAAAACCACCCAAAAAGAGTTGAAGCAGGCATTCGCTGAGGCGTGGGAAGCGCTAAAAGGAACGCAGCAGCAAGCAACCGCCAAGGATGTGTATGACATCAGGAAATCAGAACTTGAAGGAGTTACGGCGTAATGGCACATACGATTACAGCACGGCTAAATAAGGCAGCAAGGGAGTTTCAAGCGGGCGAGAATATCGGGTTTAATATTCGCATGGGCGTTCAATACTACGATCGCCAGAAGAAACAAAAGGAATGGACAAACTACAGCGCAGCTATCTTTGCAAAACCTGGCCCGCAGGCTGATTACTACCGCAGTGTTTTCGTTGAAGGCGGAATTGTGGAAATCACTGGAGAAAACATAAAGCTTGATATTTACGATGGACAGAACGGGCAATCTATCACTCTGGAACTTTTAAACGCCCGCGTTGGATTTGCTACATCAGGACACCCAACCGGGAGCCAGCAATCAAACTCACCTCAGCAGTTCGACGACTCGATCCCCTTCTGATTTAACCAGCCAAAGGAAACGAATATGCCATCACCTCAACCCGGGGCGGATAACCCTCGCCTGTGCACCGCCAAAACCAAAGCAGAGGTGATGGCTAACTTCGCCAGATATTGGGAAATGTCACAAGCCGGAGAAGTTGAGCCCGAGACGAAACAGCAACGCATGGAGCGACAGGCAGACGCCCTGACTGACGGCGATATCCGCTACTACACATCGTTCTATCCGAAATGGGAAACCATCGGCCCTCACCTTCCACCTGATGAAATTGACGACCGCTCTCGCGTCCGCTTTGGTCGCTACGGCGCTCGCATTAGCGACTAAGGAAAACATCATGAGCTATCAATACGACGCCAGTGTCACGCCTGGTGATTTAATCGTGCGCACTAAATTCAAGCAGTCACCCATGCCCACTAAAGCAGAGCTATTAGCTCGCTGCAGCTTTCCTAGCGTGAACCAGAACAAGTATCTGAGCCGGATGATTCGCAATGGAAACAGCAGAGCTTAACGCCATTCGCGCCACCGCTCGTCAGTGCTGGAAAGAGATTCAGGGAGCATGGAAGGCAGAGGAAGCCAAGAGCATAAAAGACAGGGAAGTCATCAACCGCAGAATCCTTCTCAGCTACGAGCGCCGCATATCTCCACGATTCACTATCTATCAACTCCTCTATCACATTGGCGTCATTAACGGGACGCTCAAGGAAAGTCTATGACAGTTAAACGCTATGACCGCGGAGGCCACCCAAGCGAATCAGGAATTATGGTTCCGTACATTCGTTACGAAGAACTCCAGCACCAGTTAACCGCCTACGAAGCCACGGTGACGAACCTCGCCGCGCAGGTGCAGGGGCTGGGGGCGGAGAGTGCTGGGGTGAAAAGCGGTGCAAAATTCTTCATGTATAGCGAAGAGACCGGGCTTGAGCTTCACCCAACTAAAGAAGCCGCCATTGCATCAGCGGAAGACATGATTGGCGTGTGCCGTGAAGAGGCCGCATCAGATGGATGGCCTGAAGAGACTGACACTATTTGCTGGGGAATTATTGTGCAAAAGGCTGTTGAGGGGCAATTCGAAAAGCCATCGGAGGAAAACGGCTGGATTGGCTGGTCAGATTACTCTCTCTCTCCTTCCATCGAAACCCCAGCCACCGACGCCGCGCTGGCAGAGATACGCGCCCAGGGCGTGGATATGTTTGCCTCATTCTGCTCTACAGCGAACAACGGGCATGAAATCAATCCTACCGTTGAAGAGATTTTGGCGTTCGCCCAGCAACTGCGCAAGGAGCAAGGCAAATGAGCAACATCGAAGAACTCAAACCATGCCCATTCTGCGGCAGCACTAATGTTGAAGCATTTGAGCAGGATTCTGACGACTGCCCTTTCCACTCAGCAATAGTTCGCTGCTTCGACTGTGATGCTCAGTCTGCACAGATGGTAGGCCGCGACAAAATAGCAATGGCTGCGAGAGCATGGAATAAGCGTGTAGCACCTGGAGGCCAGCTATGAATAACACCGAATCACAGAACAAAGGCGGTGAAGTAGCTTGCAAGCGTTGCGGCGTGACTTATCCGGAATCCGTTGTAGCTGAGCAGCGCGGCCACTGCCCGGAATGCGGCGAGTTTCTTTGGTATGACGAGGAATATAACGATGAGCAATAACACCGAATCGCTGAAAGAGCGCGAACAGATTCGCCTGGCGCACGCTGAATGGTCGTCAGCCACATTCGGCAGCGTTGGCCCTGTTGGCCCCCTGAGACACCTCAGCAAAGAAGCACTGGAAGCCGCCGCCGAACCGGGCGACCTGTCCGAATGGGCAGACATGCAATTCCTGTTGTGGGACGCCCAGCGCCGCGCCGGTATCACAGACGAGCAAATCACTCAGGCGATGATTGAAAAGCTGGAGGTGAATAAGCAACGTCAGTGGCCAGCGTCGAAAGATGGTGAGCCACGTCTGCACATTAATCCTGAGCGGCCAGAACTTGGTCCATGCCCACGTTGCGGGAGCCGCAGCAGCAGGCCGAACGGCGAGCACTACTGCCATCCATCCCGCAAGCCGGAGGCCAGCAATGACTAAATCACCATACCTTCACGTTCTCGACGCTCAATTTGAGCGATTGACTCAGCTTGGCGTGCCTGTACTTAGGGTTTTTGATGAAGAGTGGAACCGTAAATTTGATTTACCTGGATCTCTTTCTGATGAAGAGGCGAAGCAGGTTATCAAGGTAATAAACGGAGTGTATTTGAAGGGTTATGAATACGGCGAGCTCTCACGTAGCCGTGAAATTTTAAGGCTGCTTGGCGGCGTGGAGGCCAGCAATGACTAAACAACTCGAAGCGCTGATTGCAAAAATCAAAAAGCAGACCGAAAGCTTTGACACCGTCGTGCTGAAAGAGGAGGAGGCTAACGCACTGATAGCGGCGCTGGGCGAGCTACTCGCATTGCGGGAAGCGGGGAAAGAGCCGGTTGGGTTTCGCTGGCGGTATCTAGCATCACCTGACTACGCTCAGGCCTGGACACTAGTTGCGCATCGCACCGTGCCTGACGAATTCGAGAGTAGACAAGTAGTCCAGTATCTCTACGCAGCGCCGCGGCTGCCTGCTGTGCCTGAGGGCTGGTCTGAATCGGCAAGCGTCAACGCTATAACGGTAATGCTGGACAGGATTGAAACCATCGATACGGCAGATGATGACAGGATTGAAGAGGTTAAGAGGCTTGTACGGCACCTTGCTTCACCTGCTGCGCCTGATCTGAGTGATGCCCAAGTGCTGGAGTTCCTTACTGTGGCATTCCGCCACAATCGCATGGTTGGTGATATCGAGTTCGACGACATCCGTCTCGGCCTGAAAATGGCGATGGCCGCAGCACCAAAGCCTGAATAGCCTGCAATCGCGGGTTTCTTTTTATCTGAACTCGCTACGGCGGGTTTTGTTGTTTATGGAGGATGTGATGCCAAAAAATATGGAAGAGGTTCTTATGCAGCAGCGCGATGAAGCTTTGCTGATGTTGCGGAAGATACTTGAAAACTACAAGCACAACGGAAGGAAAGGTCTTGGTGTTGGTCCTGTCATGCAGGCCAAGAATCTACTTGATAAGTATCCGCACCTGGAGCGTATCGAATAACCATGGCTAAAGCAACCGGACACTGAGCCGGTTTTTTATTGGGAGGAAGTTATGAGAGAGTTACGCGAAGATTCTCTGATCGACATGAAGTTCATGATGGAGGACGCAGGCTACACTGCGAAGTATTTTTATTCACAGATAAACGCTGGTAAGCTTCCTAAGCCCATCAAGTTTGGTCGCACATCGCGCTGGCGATATGCTGACTATCAATCCTGGAAATTCAGCCACTTTCCAAATCTAAAAGAAGCCTCTTAG